GGCAGACATTACGTTGGAGGGTTTAGAGGGCTACGCCAAGCAATACTACAGGGTCAAGCCTAAGACTGTGGAGGTACATATTTATCGCAGTCAAGTATTTCCCGGAGAAATGCGCGCAGACACCGACCCAAGCATGAAATCTCACGGCGGATACATCAAAACAATCGTTGTTGAGCTGGAGGACTTGTAATGAGCAGATTAGACATGGATAAAAGAACTGCGGAAAGCCTGGTTAAGCGTTACGGGCCGGAACGGGCGGAGATCATCGCTGCTAATCGCGCTGAATCAGCCATGACGGATGAAGCGGAGGAACACTGGCAAAATATCGCCGTTGCGGTACGGCTAATGCGTACCGAGTAGCTTGTTCTCATGCTTGTAGTATTCAATTTGAGATTCTAACCAGCCCCTGTCCCACTTGTGGGGCTGTTTGGATTCCTCCTCCATCTGTTCGACGGCATAAGCGCCTATCTCAATACAAAGATTCTCTCTGAATACGTGCGGCATACCAGATCTGAACGAGTTGCACCCAGGACACTGTGGGCGGCAGTTTGATTCATGATACCTGGTCGGGCTTTGGGTTCTGGGGATGTAGTGTCCGTTGTGCATCTCCTTTATTGGTTTGACGATTCCACAGGTATAACACGCAACGTGTTCGCCGTCCTCTGAGTAAGAGTACCTGATGTACTTAGAGAACACCGTGTCCAACTTCTTTTTCAACTTTGGGATTGTCTGCTTCATCGGGTGAGTATAGCACAAATCGTGCCAGACTTGCCTCTCTGTGTTCATTCTGTTACACTGGTCGTCCGCTGACGGGTATACCAACGGTAGAGCGTAATCTACGTGATTCATCCTTTCTCGACCTTTGAGGGCGGGGACAAAGCAGGTTTAAGGTGGCGGGTTCGAGAGAACGACCAGGGGCCGGAGCGACAACTCTAAAAACTGTTCTGCATACTGAGAGAGGATGTCTACAGAGAATGAGTAAGGGGGCCACCTAAAGCCCTCAAAAGACCACCTATTCCTTTTTGGAATGGATACCGTTTATCCTGTTTTTGCTACCGTTCGTCGGGTTTTGGTTTACAGTGTCGTGGGGTCTGGTATTATTCGCTCAGGTTTCGGGAGAAAAGAAATGGGTAATTATGAATTGCCAGTCATGTATCATGAATGTGATCCAGTAACTAGGAGGAGGGTTCGCGAGCAGTACATCAGGGAACAGAGCGGGAAGTGCTGGTATTGCGAGGAGCCGCTATCATGTCAACCTGCTGCCAAGGTTATGGAAAAGAAACTTGACCTTAGCCTGTTCCCGCCGAACTTTTTAAAGCACCCAGTACATCTTCAGCACGACCACTATACGGGGCTAACTGAGGGCGCAGTACACGCTAAATGCAACGGTGTTTTGTGGCAGTACGAAGGGCGATAAAACTCTAAAGGAGAACGATATGGAAAAAGTAGATTTAGTACAAGGCACACAAGAGTGGCTGGAATACCGCTATCAGCACCGGAACGCGAGTGAAGCGCCTACTGTTATGAGGTGCAATCCGTTCCAGAGCATCAGCCAGCTACGCAAGATTAAGGAAACCCACGAGGACACCTTTCAGGGTAACTTGGCTACTGACTACGGTAACAAATGGGAGGAGTCTGCAAAGGAGAAGGTCGAGTTCCTGCTGGGCGTTGGCCTGGAGCCAGCAGTATTCCGGGATGGTGTCTACTCGGCCTCTCTGGACGGCTACGGCGAGAACGGCAACGAGTCGATAAAGGTTGAGATTAAGTGTCCGTTCCGAAAGCAGGACTCGAAACTGTGGGCGCAGTTGCAGGCAGAAGGTAGTTGGGATCAGGTAATCCCCGAGAATTACGTCTGGCAGATTGTCCATCAACACCTGGTTGTCCCCACGGCGAGGACGTACTTCTTCGTGTTCATTCCCAACGAGGACTTCCGGTTGATTGAGTGTTTCGTATCTGACGAACAGATCGAGCAGCTAAAGGCAGGCTGGGAGGCTTTCGAGAATCCAGAGACAGAACAGGGGTTTGACGTTGAGCAGGCAGCAATCCTGGTTGACCGCAGAGCTTCTCTCAAGGCGAGTGAGGCCAGCATCAAGGCTGAGTTGGGCGAGGTTGAGTCTGAGCTGAAGCGCATGTCCGGTGAGAAGGACACAGAGTTTCCCAACGGCCTGGTTTACGTTAAGCGTAGCCGGAAAGGGTCTATCGACACCGCCAAGATGGAGAAGGACGGTTACGATATCGAGGCTTACCGGAAGCCAGAAACCACATACATGAGCTTTATGCAGAGGTAGCCATGATAGCTAGACGAGAAACAATAGAACACGCCATTGCGCGAACAGAAAGAAACCTGGCGGAACTGGAGCTACTGGCAATTAACAAAGCCCCGGCAGGTTCAAATCACAACGTCACGCCTACCTGGATGGCTCAGTTCGAGAGAGAGATACTCAAGAAGCTGAAAGGCGTTTACAGCGGAGCGAAACGATAATGGAAAAGAGTCTATTTGAACGACTGTCAGCGATTGACTGCCGGGATCATATCGAGAAGAAGGGCAAGTTTTCTTACCTGTCGTGGGCGTGGGCGTGGGACACCTTGAAGCGAGAGTGTCCAGAAGCGAGGTTTATAAAGCACTCGTTTTCAGTGCCATACGGCAAAGACGTAACCATTGAGACAGAGCAGCCGTTTATGGTGGACTCTCAGGGGTTTGCTTACGTGAAGGTGACGGTGTTAACCAATGACGACACGCAGACAGAGGTGTTCCCGGTGCTGAATCACCTGAACAAGCCGATACAAAACCCAAGCGCGTTTGACGTCAATACGTCACTACAGCGTTGTCTGGTCAAGGCGATAGCAATGCTTGGCCTTGGATTGTACATCTACGCTGGCGAGGACGTTCCAGAAGGGGCTGAGCCGTCACCATACACGCCAAAAGAGGAGAAAGAGATGTTCAAGCAGCATAGCGAAAACCTGGATGACCTGTTATGAGGATCATGCCAATGAAGGACGAGGACTACCCAGCGATCTCAGAAAACGCGTGGAAATGGCTATCAATGCCGTGGGTTCCGCCGGGATTACGACAAATCGAAGGGCTTTACACTAAACCACACCTTTACTACGCATAGGAGTTACTATGGAATACGATAACCGAGGACAAATCGCACTGTGGGGCAAGAAGCCCACGGATTCAGACAGCGCACCAGCAGCGAAGGGTCATTTCTTTGCCCACCGGGATATTAAGGAGGGTGAGCAGATTGAAGTTGCTCTCTGGAAGAATGACAGCGACAACCCGAATGCGCCTAAGCTGAAGGGCAAGGTGTCTGACAAGTACTCCGCCGGAGGCTCTCAGGCTCAGGAGCCAAAGGTTGCTGTTGACGAAGATATACCCTTCTAGTGGAGCTGAGAGATTACCAGGTTAAGGCGGTTGCCGACACTCGTCGGGCTGCATCCAAGGGGAGCGTAATTCTGCAACTCCCCACGGGTGCAGGTAAGACCGTAGTCGCCGGAGATATGATAAACCGAGCGTTAGAGAAGGGTAAAACAGTAGCCTTTCTTGTGCCGTACATATCTCTTGTCGACCAAACCTGGCAGTCTTTCGTCCAGCAGGGGATTAGAGACATAGGCGTTGTGCAGGCTGATCACATGCTGTACGACCCACGGGCAGCGGTACAGGTCTGCTCTGTTGACACACTGGCAAGGCGCGGGATTTGCCCAGATGTAGATCTCGTCATTGTAGACGAAGCGCACAGAAGGTCATCGTTTGTCAATGGGTGGATAAAGAACGGGCCGACATTCGTGGGTCTTACCGCTACGCCTTGGGCTAAAGGCATGGCTAATCACTGGGACTCCCTGGTTATCGGTGAGACAGTGAGAGGCCTAATAGATCAGGGTTATCTTTCTGACTTCCGGGTATTCGCGCCGTCATCGCCTGACCTGAAAGGGGTCAAGCTGGTTGCTGGTGAGTACCATCAGGGGCAGTTGTATAGCCAAGTTTCCAATGCCAAGCTCATCGCCTCTATTGTCGATACATGGAAGGAGAAGTCCACGCATGAGAAGACCATCCTGTTTGCAGTCAACAGAGCACACGCTGCTGAATTACAGGGTAAGTTTATCTCGAGCGGGATTAATGCGGGCTACATAGACGCGCTGACTAAAACAGAAGACCGGGAGGTGATCAAAGAGAGGTTTCACGCTGGCGAGATCAAGGTGGTGTGTAATGTTGGCTGCCTTGTTGCCGGTGTTGATTGGGACGTCAGGACACTTATCCTGGCGGCTCCCACTCGATCAGAGATTAAGTACGTGCAGATGGTTGGCAGGGCGCTCCGTACCGCAGAGGGTAAGGACTACGCACTGATCCTTGATCACTCTGACACCACTCAGAGGCTTGGGTTTGTGACAGACATTCACAGGGATGAGTTGTGCGACGGTACTCCGCAGCCCAGAGAGGCCAGAGAGCAACAGGAGAAGCTCCCAAAGCCCTGCCCTAGTTGTGGTGCACTGAAGACGACAGCTATCTGTCCTGCGTGTGGATACAAGTACACTCCGTCATCTCTCATCGAGACAGAGGAGGGAGAGTTAGTAGAGGTCAAGACGGTTGCCTTTACTGACCAACAACGGGACGAGGCTTACGCTATGTTCCTGCATCACGCCAGACAGAAAGGCTACAAAGATGGCTGGGCGTATCACAAGACGAAAGAGATGACCGGAGAATATCCATGCGGGAAAGTGAAGCCGGTGGAGCCAAGCCAGAGGGTGAAGAACTACATCAAACACCTGAACATCAAGAACGCGATGAAAAGGAGGCGTTCTACCAAGCCCTCTTCATCGACGCGCATAACCGAAACACAGAGTTAGAGTTAGAGGTATGGCAACTAAAATGGGAAATTCAGCAGCTAGAAAAGCGCCTCCAGCGAGCCAGAAGGCTATGGCGTCAGGTGACAAAGCAAGGCTAACAGCACAGGGATACAAAGGAACGGCTGACTCTAAAGAAGCCCTGGTGGACGCAGTGAAGAACGCAACAGAGTTCTTTCAGTTCAAGTACCCAGTTAAGATCAGGATAGAGCATGACTCTGGACTAATTAGTTGTCGGGCAGTGTTCTGGATCTGGATGCGTCACCTGTCAGAGAAGATGAAAGAGAAGTGGCCGGACGCCTACGGGATGCTGGACAAGGACGGGTTCGCCATGCACGATGTTGTCTGCACACTGTTCCTTGGCAAGACGAAACCAAAGAAGGTCGGCAAGATGCTAATCGACGGCAGGCAGAAGACGCTATCTAGTCCAGAGATGAGCAAGGGCGAGATGGTAGACCTGCTGAGAAGAATCGAGGAGTGGTCTATAGGCACGTTGGGCATACCGCTACCACAACCACCAAGTGAATACAGGGAAGCAAAATGAGACTAGTGTTTATCGAGTGGACGGATGCCTGCGGGTGCGCTCAAGGCTGGGATGATCGAGTAACGTTGGAGGAATACTCAGGAAACTGCTATACTGTTGGGATTGTTCTGGATGAAGACGAGTATTTCATCCTGGTTGCGTCAAGCGTTACCGCCGACATGAAGACTCAACAGGGCGGGGTGTCTATACCAAAGGACATGATCACACACATTGTTGAACTGGAGACGCCGTAATGAGCAGCCACGTACTAATACCTGATACACAGGTTAAGCCTGGAGTCAAGTTGGATCATCTGTTGTGGGCAGCCAAATTCATTAAGGATGTTAAGCCAGATAAGGTCATCATAATAGGGGACTGGTGGGACATGCCTAGCCTGTCTTCTTGGTCGAAGAAAAGAGAAGCGGAGGGGCAGAGGTACAAAAAGGATATTGATGCTGGAATGGAGGCAATGGAGCTGTTTATGAGACATAGGCCAAAGCTTACAGAGTACCACTTCTGTTTTGGCAACCACGAAAACAGGATTGACAGGTATGTTGACGACTTCCCTAACATGGAGGGGCATATGTCAACCCGTGACTGTGATGTTGAGTCTTTCGGCATTAAGGCTCATAGCTTTCTAAAGCCTGTAAAGTTGGACGGGGTTAAGTATTCGCATTACTTCTATAATGCAAACTCTGGGAGGCCGTTTGCCAGCGCCAGGCTAATGGTCAAAGCAACGCACGAAAGCTGCACCGCTGGGCACCTCCAAACCAAGGACGACTGGATGGATCACATGCCCGACTCCGATAGATACGTCCGAGGGCTTATTGCTGGTGCGTTTTACCTACATGACGAAGACTACAAAGGGCCGCAGGGGAATAACCACTGGAGAGGCATCATCCATAAGACAAACGTAAGGAGAGGAATGTACGATCTTAGAGAGGTATCTCTGCACAGCCTGAGGGCTGAGTATGCTTAAGTTGCCGTATAGGTTAAGGTTAAACGATCTGTTTGTATATGATGACGGAAACCTAGTTTACAGAAAGACAGGCAGGACTGCTGGCGGAAGATCTTGTTCGCACGGATACCACAGAACTACAGTTGATGGCGTTTTATACTTTACGCATAGACTAATTTACAAATTGGTTCATGGAGAAGACCCTGAATATGTAGACCATGTGAACGGAGACAGGGCAGACAATCGCATCACCAATTTACGGAGCGTTTCCAAGAAAGAGAATGAGCGCAACGTTAAGCGTCACAGCACCAACACAACTGGGCACACAGGTGTTTACAAGTTTGGCGATAGAAGGTGGAGGGCGCAGATTTGCGTTGATGACAAGCATATACACCTTGGAACTTACGATACCTTGCCGGAGGCATTGCAGGCTAGGAAAGATGCAGAAAAGAAGTACGGGTTTCATGCAAATCATGGCCGCGCCTCATTATGAGTCAACCAAAACTGCACAGCTTACTGGAGGCATCAGCCAATACCCTGTCCGGCTTTCTGGTGTCACTGGCAATACAGGTACTGGTGATAGTCCCTCTATGGGGGCTTGAGCTTAACATTGCAGACAACCTGGTTATCACGCTCATATTCACCGCTGCATCAATAGGCAGGGGCTACGTGGTCAGGCGGTGCGGTAACTGGTTTCACATCAAGACGCAGGAGCGATAATGAACATACTAGAAAAGGCCAACGAGTTGGTCAACGGTGACAGGCAGCAGGACTACGGAGATCCAAAGGAGAACCACCAGCGCATTGCAAACTTGTGGAATGCCTACTGTTGCCGGGGAGATTCGTACATGAGGTTTGATCCACATAACGTAGCCATAATGATGATGCTGGTAAAGGTTGCCAGGCTGATGAACACCCCTGAACATGAGGACACATGGGTTGACATTGCTGGTTATGCACAGGTCGGAAAGTGGTGTACGGAGGTTGACAATGCCAAATGATATCTATAATGTACTGACCACAGAGTACGTTGTCCGGCAGGAGATGGCTTTTGTTGCAGGTGATGCAGAAGAGTCCCACATCAGAAGAGCCGCCAGACAGATAATGGAATACTACACCGCGAGGAGTTAAGGCCATGAAGCTACACACGATTAACGGAAAAACGCTCAAGGACGCACTACAGATCATTGAGGGCTGTGCCTTTAACCTGGAGTTTATCCGCAGACAGGCCGGTGACAGGTTCCTATGGCATGATGAAAAAGACCTAGTTGCTATGGCCTTGAAGCTGGAGAAGCTGACAGAGAAGTACGAGAGTGATTACGAGGATCTGCGGGCGCAGCATGATCCGGCCCATGGCATCTATACTGACCACCTGGAGGCATTATGAGCAATTTCAAACTAGGACCGAACCAGCGGAAGTGGCTGCGGGAACTGCCGAAGTACGCCAAGACTGAGGGGGCGCTGTACATTCCGGGAGAAGGCTTCTGCTGTCTTGGCGTAGCGGCTGAACTGTTCTCTCCTGCCCCGTGGGAAATAGACAAGGGCGGCGATGCGTTTTACCGAGACAGATTTGCCAGAAGGAACTTAGCGAGTTTGGCTGCTGAGGACTGGCAGGCGCTAGGGCTGCGTAGCGGGGCGGGGAGTTTTGATGCGTGGTTTAGCGGCTATCGCAACCTGGTAGATGTCAACGACAATAACCCCGACTGGACTCACGCAGACATGGCGAAGTTCATCCGCAAACATGCAGACAAGATATTCGTGGAGGCCAAATGAGCATCGAGCAGATACAGCATTGGAGGCGGGGCGATGAGTGATATGCCAGAGAAGATATGGGCAGCAAAGGCCAGTCTGGACGTACCCGGCTTAATTGCTGGCGGTGCGTGGTATTCAAAAATCAACTATCAGCACGGGGAAGTTGAGTACATTCGCGGCGACATAGCCGAAGCAGAGATCGAATCCCTGCGGAGGCAGGTTGAGGCTAGTCAGTGGGTGCCTGTTGAGGATCGGTTGCCTGATGAGGGCGATCTTGTTTTGGTTACAAACTACGGTTTCCTAAATAAGAAGATGCCAAGGTATTACTGCACTGGATACGTTTCTAATGATGGTAAGTGGCGTGACTCTGAGCAAATAGAAATTTATGCCCCTGATTACTGGACGCCGATTCGACCACTACCAGCCAAGGGAGAGCAGTAATGACACCTGAAGAAGATAAGTCAATGGTTGCAGTTGGAATGGCCTTAGTGGGGATATCTGGATTTTTGATGGGGATCTTCATCCACTACCTGATTAGCGGGGCTTGACAATGATGTGTGGTGACTGCTGGTTAGAGACTGGTGATCCAAAATGCCGGTGCAAGGATGAATGACCCAGCAGAAAAAGAGCTTGTAGAGCTTGTAATTGATGGTATGATACTAGGAACAGCAGTTTTTGTGGTGTTTATGCTCTTTTATGGTGCATGGCGTCACCCTTGGCTGTTACTGGCGGCATGGGTTATTGGCCCTGTCTACATAATCTTGATTAACTGGCTAGACAGCAATGAATAGGTATACCCTGGACGATGTATTTACTTATGAGATCCGAGAGGAGATTATGAGGCAGTTTTGCATCACATACTACGAATGCGCCGAGAAAGAAGATGTCCGGCAGGCCTGCAAGACCCTACTGGGCTTTGTGGCAGAACCTGGAGAGGATTATGATGGAATACTCGACGTTAATAGAAGCCCTGTACGACAGGATTGAGCTAAAGCGGAAATATCTTAACCGCGAGAAGTCCCTGAGCGACGTTGAGAGGGCCGCTTGGGGTAAGGCGCTAGAGTGGTGCTACCATACTCTAATCGCCTTACAGGTGGCCTCAGAAGCTCCTGAGCCGCCCGAGATACCCGAGATGCCAGAAGGACTGGAGTGCGATGAGTGTGGCGACTAGTTAGCCGCCTTCTTCAGCTCCCTGTAAAACGCGGGCGACTCGGCCTTTAGCTTCTCCAATCTCCCTGTTTTCTCCAGATTCCTGTAGACTCCAACCCTGACCGCTTTTGGTGCAGCAAGGATTTGCTGTTGCTTGTCCTTGGGTATCGTCAGGCCAGTCGGGGTAACGCCCTGAGCCACAGCAGCAGGAGCGCCACCAGCGGCCTTAGCAGCAGTCCTTACAGCATCTCCAGCCCGACCACTTGGTAGGCTCCTCATAGTCGCCTGCCAGCCTGTTTGCCCAGCCAGCATTCTCTGGGTTGCCTCTGCTGCGAGTATTCTTGCGCCAACTGCACCTGTTGCAAGCGTTGCCGCAATATCCCCCGCTGCCGAGTCCACGCCGGCACCACGAGCAAGAACCTGCCCAATCATTGAGGTGTTGAATAGCCGCTCGAACACCGATGCCTTGAAGCTGCTTGGCATAAGGTCTTTAAGCGCGTCAGTTTCCTGTTCTGCTCGAGCCTTGAGCCTGTCAATCTCATCGAGTTGCATGGCCCCATGGTTTCGTCTTTCAGCAATCTCGTTTCCAATCCTGATCTTCTCGTCAGACCCAGCCTTGGCAGCCCGTTTTGCTTTTTGCAGCTTGGCAATATCTGATGCCAACTCCCTCTTGATGCTGACCTTGGCAGACTCTAGTTGCTTTAGAGTTGCTGCTCTATTGGATAGCGCCTCTTGCGAAATCTTCTTTGCTTCCTGGTTTGCCAATTCAAGGATGTTTTGTTCGTTCTGTTTTGCTGCGGCAGCAACCTCATCAGCCTCTCTCTGTAGCCTACCCTGACCCCTTGCTGCGAACCGAGAGCTAAACTTCTTCACAGTAGACAGCCAGTCATCCGGTGTGAATGCCCCTTGCTTCCCGGCAGTGCTGCTAGCCTGCGCGATACTGTCATCCACCATTGACCTGACAGACCACGCAGCCCTATCTTTTGCGAACGTGACCCTATCGGCCTCGCTCATGCTCTTCTCTAGGATGTCGTGGAAGTAGTCCTGTAGCTCAGAGGCAAACCTTCTTGCAGACGGAGCGTTGTCACTCATGCCGTTGATGGCCCTGCCAATATCGCTTCGCACTTGCAGCAATGCTGGCCCAGATATCTGCTGACCCTCTGGCGGTAAGACCTGTTTAACAAACTGTCTGGCTAGAGATACGATGTTGCCCTTCTCTCCGCCGACCAATGCGAGTTCTGGATATCCTAAGGCCAGCCTGTCTAACTCTGCTATGGCTTCTTTTGGGTTGACAGTGTATGTGTAGTTGTCTGCGGACTTGAACCCGTGTTGCTTCCACAGGGAGTCTAGCAGCTCGTTTGCGTCTTGCGGCCTGAGAGAACCCATTTCTGCAAGCTCGTCACCGAATTCGTCAATGGCCCCAGGTGGCACAGACTCTTGGAATGCTCGTCCACGGAAAGAAGCCTCAGCCGCACTCACAGCAGCATCACCCTGCTTGACGGCCTCTGCTTTTAAGGCGGAAGAGTCAAACTTAGCTTGCTCTAGCAGCTCTATGGATTGTTTGTACTTGGCTTTCTCTACGCCAACCGCCTCCTCTGCCGCAAGTTTAAGCCTTGCTATTTCGTCGTCTAGCCCAGCGGTAGTCTTGTTGAGGTCTGACAGAGACTTGACCTTTAGTGCTTCTTTGGCGCTTGCTGCACGCTTTGCGGCCTCTTCCCGCATCTCAGCACCGGCACGTTTTGCCATATTTGGAGTTAACGCAAGACCCGCGATTCTCCTTGCCTGCTGCTCCATAAGACCAAACCCGCCGTAGGCCTTTGACACTACATGGCGGTATACAGGGGCAAGGGCGTGTTCAGTGAACATGAGCGAGACAAAGTTTCCTCCCTCTCCAAGTTGCTGTGCAAGCCTATTTTTAGCCAAAGAGCTGTATGTCTGTTTCGCTCCGGCCCACGCAAACGGGATGGCGGCAGAAATACCGGCAGTGATAGCGGCGTTAGTTATCTTGTCCTGAGTGGTGTCTCCTTCGTATCCGAATACCGCGCCCTCTGCACCCATCAGGCCAGCAGTCACAGCGGGGAGCGCCGCCTTGTTTTGCACTGACGCAATTCTTTGTGTAATCTTACCCAGAGGATCTGCGGCAAATCTCATGCCCATATTCTGTCCGGCCTGCTGAGCACCATACTGAGCGGCAAGTCTACCGGCGTCACCAGATCGTGCGGCGGTTGTACCGTAAATCGCAGAGGCCATTGGGCTTTTGGCAACTGCTGCGGCTACATCATCAGCTACTCGAGCTGCGTCATACCCTTTCTTTAGGTTATAAGCCTGTGATATTACTTGTCCGCCAGTGAGAGCCACTGGGTTGAGAATCCCGCCCGCCACGTTTGAGCCAAGTGCAAGCCAGGGGTTTTCCTCCTCGAACGCTGCGGTGTTAGCCTCCATTGCGGACAGAACTTCTTTTCTTATCTGCGAGAAATCCTTTCCTTTCGCCAATTCTGGGTTAAGCACACTCACCGCCAATGCCGTGATTGCAGACCCAACCTCTTCTGACTTGTTAAACCAAAGCCCGTCAACAAAAGACCTGGCAGCCATCATCATGTCATCAGCAGTTAACCCCTCATCAGAAGAAACTTTCTCTGCGAAAGCCTGCATTCCTTCAGCGGTATACTGCTCTTGCCTCTCCTCTGGGGAAATAGTTGCAGCATCCATCTGTGATTCATACGAAACTCCTGACACGGCAGCCGCAAATGGGCTATTGTCCGGTATTTCTTCGCCTGTTATGATGCTTTTTGCCATTATAAATACTCGCCAAGGGCGGACGGAACAAACCCTATAGACTTTATCAGCATTCTCCTTGCTTCTTCTGCAACCGCCATCTTTTGCTCTGGTGGCGCACTCTCAAGCATACTTACGGCGATTTCCAATGCTCGACGGTACGCTGCCTTTTGCGACTGAAACCCAACCGTGTCTGCCTTCTCTCCTGCCTGCCGCTTTCTTGCAAGCATGTTGTCAGCCAACATCGCCATGTCAGCGGTCATTCTCGCCACTTTCCTTTCTCCACGCAGATAAGAAATGATTTCATCTCTGCCCGCGTTTTCTGGAGGAAGGCCTTGGCTGAATATCTGAATATCCCTGTCTGAAGCGACTCCGGGTGGCAAGCCCTGTATGATCTCTGTATTCCTGGTTCTCAGGAAGGCCGTTTTATCTTCTTCTGACGCATCACGTAATCCGGCAGCACCAAGGGCCACAGTCCTTAGCTCTCCCGCGATACCGCCAGTGTAGCTTGGGTTTGACAGTAATCTCGCTTCAAGATCCATATTCCTTTGAATGGAAACGTCTGCCTTAGCTGCTGCCTCGTTCTTTTCCTGCAACCACTTCTCTGCGGTTGTGGTGATTGATCCAGTCTTAGGCTCCTCCGCAATCCTTACCAGCGGGGTTTCAGTGCTGAACTTTCCGGTTTCCTGGTCGTATGACTTGAGAATACTGTCTGCGGTATATTCATCTGCAAGCGCCTCTAGCACATCTGCTTGCGTCGGAATCTTGCCGGAAGATGGCATGGAGGAAAACTGGCCCGTCTTCTTGTCGTATACCACGCCCCCACCAACACTAATGATGTGTGACAAATCTTCACTAACCAGCTTGTCTACTCTTGCCGAAAACTTCTCTCCGCCCAGTTCACCGGCAGCATTAATCGCCTTCATCAGATTGCTTGCTTTAGCCCTGTCTTCTGGAGATGTGTTTTCGTTATCAATAAACGCCTGTAGCCTGTCTTTCATTAAGGATGACGTTGCAATACTGGCATTCTTTTGGCTTTCTTCTGCCGCTTTCTCCCTCTCGTAAGCCGTGTCTTCTCTTCCCTCGACAACAGATAGTCGCGCCACCCTTCTTGCTGCCTCTGCGTACTGGGCTGCTTTGGCGGAATCTCCCGCTGCTGCTGCCTGCCGGGAAAGAGCCTCATAAAACTCTGGAGAACCTTGCCGAATACCCGCCAACTCACTAGCATTTGCATCTCTTGTCTGCTTGGCGCGATACTGCTGTGGCATCTGCCCAATTGTAGTGCCCAGGTCGAACATGCTCTGAGTCATTGCTGGACGCCCTAGATTGCTAAGGAATCCTTGTGAAAATGTAGCCATTACTACTCTCCTTAACTAAATAGACCGCCGAGTGCGCCGCCGAGAATGTTAGCACCGGTACCGCCGAGCATGCTTGCCCGACCCAGACCTGACTGCAACAAGGCCTCAAGACCAGTAGCGTAAGTTTCACCGTAACCCTGTGCTTGTGCTTCCTGTGCCATTCTAGCGCGTTCTGCTGCTGTCATGCCCGGATTTAGTGCGCCAACTAGCTGAGCCTGTGGAAGGAAGCTAGACGCCAACATGCCCTGACCCATCTGACCGTACCGCTGCTGTTCTTGTCCAGCAAACTGCATAGCGTTGAGCATGGCGTTGTTCTTGGCCTCTTCTTGCGCCTTGAACATTGCGAGTTGTTCAGGTGTGCCGCCGAACATAGACGTTCTTACACCGCCTCTGCCCTGGTTGAACATACGCTCTTCCATCTGAAGGCGTTGTCGCTCCTCTTCAGGGGCCATAGCTGTCCGCATCCTATTGTACACTTCCATTTCTCGGTCTGCAACAGGCATTGCGGCGTTACCAAAGAACATGCTAGCGTTTGATAGTTGCTGCTGCTGGAAGGCTCGTTCTTCTGGCGACAAAGACATATTGTAGTTCATCTGTCCGTCTGCGCCTCGGGTCATGCCGAACTGGCCACCAGTCGCGCTAGTCACCGTATATGGCTTGAACTCCAAGTCACTAGAAAGCCTGTCTGCCAGTCCTCCGGGGGCGGAGAATGCTTCATAGGCCCGCTGACCAATATCACCGAGGTCGCTATAGCCTTTAGCAAGCATCCCTGCTCCAGCGGCACCGCCAAGCAGATCCATGTTATCTTTTAGCCATTCCCACATTATAGAATCTTCCCTGTTAGTGCTAACACGTTAATTTCCTGTATAGATAATTCTGTTCCGTCAATGTCTGCCTCTACTGAGATAGCCAAAGTAGTTCCGCTACCATTGGTGTTAACGCTATCCCGAATGACAAGGCTTCCAGAAGAAAACTCGCCTACGTTAAACTCTGCCACGTTGTACTCGGCTGGCGCAGATGCTGTTGTTACGATTGCAAATGACTTGGACTTAGACCCGAAGTCATACGCCCACTTCAAAGTCACTGGCTGACCGCTCCCACCGATAATTGTAGGCCTGATCTTCTTGAGCATCTTGAGGGTTGCAGTATCACCAAAAGACAGCTCAGGGCTTGAATACTTAAACCTATAACTAGCAGCATCGTCCCTGTACGTCGAGTAAGTACCAATCCCGTGAGATCCGCCAATGAGGAGTCTACCGTTATCCCTATCGCTAGAGTGAAAACAGGTGTACGGATACGATGGCCATCTTGTAACCCGATATGATCCTTCTTCCAGCTTCGCTCTGGTGTCAAAACAGTAAACAGTCTGCTGTCCTACAAATGCCAATAGGTAGAACTGGCTTTCTGGTCGATAGACAGACCGGAAAAAACTATTCTCGCCTGCAATCAGGTCTGCTAAGTCTTTAGTAACATTGTTGGACAGGCTGTTGATTGGCATGGACTTTTCTTGTATCGTCCGCCCAAGGCTTGACAGTCCAGTATGAGACAGGAATATCAAGTCTAAACCTGTACTCTGTACCGTGTCTCTATCTACGCACCCCACTCCAGGAATGGTATCTGATAGGGTCATGGTTGACGGCGAAGTTGCACCAGAATAAACCAGGATGCTGTTCTGCCCAAAGATGACCAAGAAGCCATTGTGAGCAGCAAGCGCGACAATCTCATCATACCCTGTAGGCCATACGTTAGTCAGGTCTATTGATCCTGAAGTCCCGCCAGTCCATACATGACCCTGTAGAAGATCAGACCAGTAGATAGTTGACTTGTCCGAAGCGAAATCAGCCGTCCAGAGCCTCCCATAAGCCGCTAGAACCTCGTTCCCGTACATGGCAGAGGTTAGGCCAGATGCCCCGGCAATCGAGCTGAGAGTCTCCACAGCGCCCGTAGCATCGGAGTACACAAGCGGCTGGTATCCACGCTGGAAAAAGTACACCGAATCGTTAAAGTTGACGATCTTCCAGTTATCTACCGATATAGGGTAGCCAGCAGGGGTTTCATCTACAAGCGTGGTTTCCCCGCTAAGTATCTTATTGTTACCCACAGAGAATGTTACTTCGTTGCCAGCACTATCCCTGAACTCATGGATTGCCCGTAGAGATGCTGATCCAAGCTCTGTCTTGGTCGTTGTTATAACATCCAATCCCTTTCTGGCGGCCAGTCGTCCACGCCGGTCAATGACAGCGTTATCCGCAATCTCCGCAAATGACGGGTCTTGTGCAAGCGCAGCGTCCTCAGTATTCAGCCCTTTGAACGCAGGGGCTATCAGGTTAATGCTTGTTAACGGCTTTCCCATAGACTCCTCAGGGCGCGTAGAAGACAGTATCTTCTGGGTGCAACGCGGCGTCTAAAGCAACAGCGTCTGCAAGATACTGGTTTGCGATATTGAAGTATTCTGCTGTAGAAGTCCCTCCAGTCTCGCCCCGCTCCCTAGCAGCTAACGCAATAGCCAGATGAAGAACGGGTTGGTCGGGTATCTCAAGTACATCACTGTCTGCGCTCAGAGCGGCATTACGGAGAACTGCATCAAAACGAAGGGTGTACACCCCGTCTGGTAATGGGTATACATCAATAGTCTGGTCGCCGCTGGCGTCAGTTTCTGCGTAGGTATAGACCGTAGGTGAGCCGCTCAACGGTGAGCTGATGTAATACTTTTCGTCAAACCAGCTATTAGGGCGGTACTCCATGACCAGATTAGAGGTATCGTTGATGACGTTCAATTCTTTTCCCTGCCAACCCGTCCCGGTTAGAGCGTAGTTCTTGGTGCCATTAACGGTATTGATGCTGATTGTCGATCTCAGTGCAGACCAGTCCCATGCGTTTTCCACGAGTACCTTAGCGTCGTTGATAAAGTCCCCCATCATTGCGCTGTAGTCTGTCTCGCTCACAGTGCTGACAGTAGACTCTCTCAAGCGGCGGAGAAGTCCGTTGACCAGTTGGAGGTATGTCATCAGATAATGTCCTTAAACAAACTTCTGTTAATAATGTCGTTCAGTTGAATCATGGG